GCGGGTTTGGGACTCCTGATCGACACATTGACCCCCATCACATCGCATCAAAACGCATTTCAAAAGGTCGGCTTTTGTTGCTGTTGTTGTTGTTGTTGTTGTCCGACCTTTTTAGTGGGAGACCCAAATGTCCAACAAAGGTAAATCCCCACGCCCAACCAATCCCTCTCTCTATGCACGAGTGAAGGCCGAAGCCAAGCGTAAGTTCAAGGTGTATCCGTCTGCCTATGCGAACGGCTGGCTGGTCAGGGAGTACAAGAAGCGTGGCGGTGGCTACAGATGAGCCTAGACAAGTGGTTCAAAGAGAACTGGGTAGACATCGGCGCACCCAAGAAAGACGGTAAGTATCAGTCTTGTGGACGCAAATCGTCCTCCAAAAGTAAGCGCAAGTACCCCAAGTGTGTACCTGCCGCGAAAGCCGCCCGTATGACTAAGGCACAAAAGACCTCAGCAGTGCGTAGAAAACGGTCGAAGAGACAGGGTGTTGGCGGTAAGCCGACATATGTCCGTACATAGATACAAAGGTAATCCAAGATGGCTCTTGAAACAGGAACGTATATTAATAGTCTGAACACCAGCAACCCTACCGCGACAGACGCACTTGCTCAGGCAGACGACCATCTTCGTCTTATCAAGGCCACCATCAAGAACACCTTCCCGAACATCACAGGCGAGATCACCAGCACCCATGGTGAACTGAGCATCATCGATGGGTCTACATCAGCCACATCAGTCACACTGGTCGATGGAGACCGTGTAGTCGTCAACGATGGTGGTACGATGGTTCAGGTGGCTCTCAGTGACTTCCTCACATACATCAACGCAGGTATGACCCTCCGTGCCGATGTGGTCACTGCTTCGTCTTTAGCCGATGCCATTGTGGGCACTGCGAACATCGTTGATGCGTCAGTAACAGAAGCCAAGATTGCAGATGGTGCTATTAGTGGCGACAAGATCGCCGCTGGTGTAGCCTTATCATCTGGCATGATTATGCCTTATGGCGGCTCTACGTCACCAACAGGCTGGTTGTTGTGCTACGGTCAGGAAGTATCACGCACGACTTACTCATCTCTATACACAACCATCGGCACAACCTATGGCTCAGGTAATGGGTCTACCACATTCAACCTGCCAGACCTCCGTGGTCGCGTTATCGCTGGTCAGGATGACATGGGGGGTACTTCAGCCAACCGCTTGACCAATCAGTCTGGGGGTCTAAATGGCGACACACTAGGTGCTAGTGGTGGTAGTGAGACACACACCCTTACAACAAACGAATTGGCGTCACACACCCACACAGAGAGCCTTGGCGTAAATACTGTCGGCTCTTCTGGTGGTTACAATGGTTCTGACTCAGCACTTGTTGTCTCAAGTTCAACAACGCACAATCCGAACTCTGATGGACTCTTCGGTATTGAAGGGACTATCGACAACGCTGGTGGTGGCGGGGCACACAACAACGTCCAGCCTACGTTCATCCTTAACTACATCATTAAGACGTAAGATCATGGCTAACATCCCTATCCGAGACTTGGGTGGGGTAGGGGTCATTACTGATGTTTCCCCCTACAACCTGCCGCTGAACGCTTTCAGCAGGGCTATCAATGTACGCTTTGATGGTGGCAAGGTTCGTAGATCTGCTGTCTTCCGTACTATAAAGGACAACAGCGGCTTCAAGCCTCGCATCGCTGTACCTAACACGCCCACAAGCGGCTTTGATACATTGGTCTGTGTGTCTGACGACTACGACATCCAAGAGTTGATCAACGGTACATACACAGACCGCTCAGGATCAATCACTGGGACATCAGACCCCCGTGCCTTCACTGCGACCTCTCTTGCTGATGTGTCCTACATCAATCGTGAGGACAGAGTGCCCGTATTCCGTGCCCCCAATGGCACTAACTATGCTGACCTAACAAACTGGCCTAGCGATCATCGTTGTGGTGCTCTCAGAGCCTACGGTGACTTCCTGATCGCGCTGAACACAACAGAGACCAACGTAAACTACCCGACCCGTGTGCGTTTCTCTGACATTGCTACAGCCAACTCTGTACCCTCATCATGGGATGAGACAGACACAACGAAGTCAGCAGGTTTCAACGATCTGGTCGATCTCAAAGACAAGATCATCGATGGTCTACCGCTTCAGTCTAACTTCATGATCTACACATTGTCTGAAGTTATGATGATGGAGTTCGTAGGTGGTACATTCGTATTCAACTTCCGTAAGTTGTTCAACGATGCTGGTATCGTCAATCAGAACTGCGTAGTCGAAGTAGAAGGGCGACACTACTGCTTTGGTCAGTCAGACATCTACGTCCACGATGGGACTGCAAAGACCTCTATCTGTGATGAGCGTGTTCGTGACTTTATCTTCAACAACATGAACTCGAAGAATGTAGATAGGTACTTTGTCCATCATGACCCAGTTAATAATGAAATCTATTTCTGTTATCAATCAGGTGACGAGTTCGTTGCATTTCCTAACGCTGGACGCTGTAATCGTGGTGCTGTCTATAACTATCGGAACAATACTTGGTCTTTTGTAGACCTGCCTAACGTATCCTCGGGTACAGTAATTAATGTAAATACAGTAAGTACCTACGCTGAAGCCACGAATAAGACCTACGATAGTGTAGGGGGATCTTATTATGATCAGGAAGATGGGTACAACCGCCAGTCTGTCATGGTTGGCGAGGCTGACACCGATGATGGCATCAGTTCAGACAAGGTGTACGGCCTAGATGCCGCTGACAACGGTAAGATGTCCTTCAACATCGACTCCGAGGCTACCAAAGGCGTCACGCTGGAGCGTGTTGGTATCGACTTGGACGATCTACAGCAAGAACTCACTGGCTATAAGGTCATTCGGGCGATCAACCCACAGATCCGAACTGACAACAACTCGTTGACAGAGATCACCTTTGAGTTTGGGGCGGCTGATATACCAGTGAACGACCCAACGTACTCTGAGACCAGAACTTTTGACATCTCAACGGACTACAAGATCGATAGTCGGATCTCAGGTCGCTACTTGAGTTACAAGATTACATTCAGCGACAACAAGGACTTTGAGTTCAGTGGATTTGACATGGATGTGGTCACAACTGGTCGGAGATAACAGCCATGGCAATCAACGATAAGACTGATCTGACGGTAGCGGGCTACTCCAGAAGCCAAAGACCAGTCGTTTCAGAGAACCTCACTAAATACACCATTGATGAACTACAGCGAATAGAGAGATCACTCGACTCGCTTGTCAGAGCATCAGTTCAAGTTGCGGATCAACCCCCAGATAACCCCCAGAAGGGTATGATCCGTTACAATTTAAGCGGCTGGGACGCTCTTGGAGACGGGAGCACAGGTCTAGTCGTCTATAATGGCACAGCGTGGGTCGCCGTATGAAGTTACCCATCATAGAACGTCCTGAATACACCGTGTTCTTTGAGCCTGTGCCTTACAAAGACCATATTCTCACGTTTATCCACTGCGATATACGCTCTAAGTGGTCTAAATCGGTCAAGGAGAGACTGAAGAGAGACTTCGAGGTGCTGACGGAACTCCGTGAGTCCCCAATATTCGCCCTTCACACCATAGGCGACCACAAACACCTCAAGTTCATCTCGTTATTTGGCTTCAAGTTAGCCTACGAAGGTTCAGACCTGCCAGATAACCAATTCTACGTCTTGGAGAAATAACATGGGATCAGCAATAGCATCCTCTCTTGCGCCGCAGATAATCGGTGGCATTGCAGGGTCAGCCCTTGGTGGGCGTAATGCACGGAAAGCCTCTGGTGCTTTCGATGCGGCCTACAACAAGACCAACGCTGGCTTTGATATGGCGAAGCCGTATGTAGAACGTCTGTATAAAGATGGATCTTCAGCCCTTGATGATATGTTGGACGCTGGCTACTACAGTGGTGCTACTTATGCAGGTTTGTCCCCACGACAGGAACAGGCCGCTCAACAGTTAGTTCAGTTTGGCTTTGACAACTTAAAGTACGGCGATCAGTTTACAAACCTTGGACAAGGATTTGGGCAGAACTTTGTTGATCTGTACAATCGTGCCAATCAGGATTCGGTAGCAAACGCTCAGGCATATGCACTGGCTAACTCCGATCCTCTAGTAAACGCCGCACTTCGCGATAGCCGCCGTGCACTTGAAGAAAACACTCTTCCCTCGATCGATCAAGCCGCCGCAATGTCTGGCAACACGAACTCCAGCCGCGCTGGTGTTGCTGATGCACTCGCTCAGAGAGCATTTGATGACCGTGCGGCAGACGTCCGTGCAAACATTCAAGACCAATTGATGTCTCGTGCACTGGCACAAGGCAACCAAGACTTTAACAACCAGAATACTGCTAACTCTAATCTACAGCGTCTCTTTGGTATCGGTATGGATATTACTCCAGCCGCTCTAGAGCAAGTTCAGGCCGGCGGCGGTATTCTTCAAGCCGATGCTCAGAACGAACTCAACGCCGCTCGTGATTACTTCGAGGGCAATCGTGACTTCCGTTTCAACGCCCTCAACAACTTCGGTTCAGGCATCTTAGGCCAAGCACCACGGAACGCCGCTACCGCTACACCTAACTACTTTGACCCACTTATGTCGGGTATTGCTGGTGGTACTGCGGGCTTTGGCGCAGGTGGACGCCTGAGCAGTCTATTTGGACAGTCTTCAGCAGTTAGCCCGACCACAATGACGGGCTTTGGTGGTGGGTTTAATCCTGCATCCCTTAACTCAGCGTTTACAGGGGGGATGATCTAGTCATGTCAGAAAGAGTTATCAGAGACGGTTATATTGGTCGCATGGAAAACGGTCAGTTTGTACCCGAAAAGATGGTCATAAATCCTGGGTATGAGGCTGAAGTAAGCGGCAACGGCACAGGCATGATGCAGTCAACAGGTACATCTAATGTACCCCTGTTTACTAACAATAACGCTTCAGGCGGGATGTTGGCACAGTTGATGGGCGGTCTTGGTAATCAGGGTATCCTTGCTCAGAGCCGTAACAACTCACGGTTATCATTAACTCCACCAGATATGCGTATTGGTATGAACGAACGCTTGATGCGTGTCGGCGGCGCAGGTCTAGCGGCTGATGGTATGACCCCTAATCAAATGTTAGGTTCTATGCTGGAGCAGAACGCTGTAGTAGACGACCTGAACCGTCAGAACGCTCTCGATGAGTATAACGCTCAGGTGAAGGCTCTTAACCCCTTCATGAAAGCCGCTTCAAAAGGTAAGAAGCGAGAGAAACTCTCAATGTCTGCAATCCCTGACACTATGGGTGTTATGAACGCTCTCGATAAAGCGATGCCACGGGTACTCGAGGATGCAGACAGTTGGCTTCATAAAAACACTGGTCTTGGCGGTAGTGCAACAGGTCTCGGTGGGGCTATCTTGTCCGCAGTACCAGCGACAGATGCCTATAACCTTAAACAGCAGTTGACCACCCTCAAGGCTAACATTGGTTTTGACAAACTCCAGCGTATGCGGGACGCCAGTCCTACAGGTGGTGCACTAGGTCAGGTATCACAGTTGGAACTTATTCAACTTAACGCCACTCTCGGTAGTCTTGAGCAAGCACAAGACCCAACCGAACTGTATGAGAACCTAAGATCAATTCGTCAGAATTATATGCACACCATCAGAGCGATTTACGATGAATACAGGGAAGCCTTTGAGAAGGGGCTGATCGAGGAATCAGAGTGGGAAGTTGTACGTCTAAAACTTGAACCAATCGCTTCACAAGTCCAAACAATGACTGTTGATCAGGTCAAACAGCGGACAGGGCAGACTGGTGGTACTGATTATTCAACTATGGGTGAAGATGAACTCGTAGATGCACTAATGGGAAACTAAGATGGCTACTAATGAGCAGTTGATCGCCGCGATGCGGAAGGCCGCATCCGAAGGTAATATGGAAGCCGCACAGAGACTTGCTCAGATCTATCGCCAGAAGAACCCAAAGACTGACTCGTCTCTAGGGACTGCTCTATCAACCTCGGTAGACAACTTTCAAGGTGTAGTAGGTAAGGGTATTGAAGCCGCTGGTCGCGCCGCAGGTTTTGATGGTGTTGCTCAGTTTGGTTCTGAAATGGCGGCACGGAACGAACAAGAAGCCGCTGAGGCGAACTATGTGTCACCCTACCAAGGCAGTCTGTATTCATATGTAGGCACTAAAGACTTCCTACCTGCGCTTGGACGTAAGATGGCTGAGAACGCTACGTCTCTCGTAGCCGCCCCCGCTGGTGCGCTTACTGGTGCTGTTGCGGCGGCTTATGGCGCACCTGTATGGGCTACATTTGCTATCGCTGGTGGTACAACAGCCGCTACAGGTCTTGCAGGGGCGGGTGAAGCCGCCAATGAAATGGAAGACAAGACAGGTGCTTACGACCCAAAGAAAGCCGTAGGTATTGGCCTTGTCATTGGTTTCCTTGATCGCTTTGGTGCTGGTAAGGTCATCCCAGAAGGCAAACTTGCCAACATGAGCACCGAAGAGGTGGTAGCAGAACTTGCAGATAAAGGCTTTGTAGAAGCCGCCGCCGCTCTTGCTAATCGGACAACTAAGGCCGCAGTCGGTGAAGGTGCAACAGAAGTTGGACAAGAAGCCGCCATCATTGGTGGAGCGGCAACTGAAGGTGCTGAGTACACCGCCCCAGAAGTAGGCGAACGTCTATTCGATGCTGGTGCTATGGGTACAGCAGGTGGTGGGTCTGTCCGTGGTGCAACCGAAGTTGCTCAAGGTGTGGGCAATGTAATCAACCCGAAAGCCCGTGGTAACAACAATGAAGCCGCCGCTGACTTCGCTAGAGATATTGCCGCCAAAGCAAAGAGCGATGGCTATAACCTTAAAAACGTAAACGTAAACGATCCAAAAGGTGCTCGTGCCGCTCTTGATGCTCTTCATGTAGACTACACAGGACAACTCAATGACCTCATTGCCGCCTTACGTCCTAAACTCCGTAGTGACATCATGGATGAGGCTCAGACCCGTCTCGACAAGGTATCGTCTAAAATCGGATTTCGTAAGGCCAAAACAAAGACCAAAGCCGAAGCAGACAAGGCTGACTACGAAGCAGTAGAACGTCTTGTTGGTGATACAGCCGAAGGTCAGACCATTCTTCGCCTGATGCGTAAACTGGATGAACTCACCACCCTGCACAATAAAGGGTACACTGGTGGTGTCAGTCAACTCACAGACGTTCTTAACCCGCTAAACTCTGCTGGTAACTACAATGCCGCCCGTAATATGACCCGTGGTATCGTGGCAGTTGCCACACCTACAGCGGCAGTTGCAACTCAAGGCGTTTCTTTATACCCACAACTAGGTGCGTACATTGCTGGTCGTGGTATTGATGCCCTAACAGGACGCCGTGCACGAGTAGCCAAGTTTGTCCGTGATAACCAGCGTAGAGCAGGGCAACCTATCAAGGCACGCCCATCGTTTATCGAGCAACAACAAGAAGACGTCAGAGCCGCTGAAGCCGCTCGTCAACGTGAAGAAGCCCGTAGACGCTTTGAGCAAGAACAACGTGAGGCTGAAAAGGCACGACAAGAAGAAGCCCTTCGGTCAGGCAATCGTGCAGTTGCAGGTGCATCACCCAATGAGGATAGCCCACAAGGTGTTGCAGAAAACGGTACAGGTTTAAGCACAGAAGGTCTTATCCAAGCCTTAGCAATAGTGCGTCAAGACCAGAACCCTGAGATTGCTAAAGCCGCAAGAGAACTTGAACGGTCTATCTCTGAGGGTGGTAAAGTAAATGATAAAATGCTTTCACCGCTTATTAAAGCCCTAGAACTGGCTGTAAGAAACAATCCAGATCTCCACAGATTTGTGGTGCGTGAACCAGATAACAATCTCAGAGCCGAGAAATATAGAGAATTAGGTATTGTACCCCAAGGACAAGAACCGTCTCCAACAGGCGATCTTGATCCTAACGAAGGTCTGACCGCCGCCCAGCGGCGTGGCAAAGCGGCTAACATTGCGTTTCTTAAAACACTTCAGTCCCAACTTGCAGGTGATACAGCGGTAGATCCTAGAGTAAAAGAAGCAATCAATCTTACTCTTGAGCATTACGCTGACACTAATATGGGACAAGACCCAGTAAAGTTCATCACAGATGACATGAAGAGTCTCATCAAGTATCTTACTGAGTCTAATGTCGATCAAAGTGCGGCAGAGACCCCTGTAAACTTCTATATCGGTAAGTATCTTGACCGTGTGAAGAAGCAACAGGCGGCAAACAAGCCAGCCCCCGCACCTGAGCCGACCCCTGAGCCAACCCCTGCACCTGCTCCAGAGCCTCAGCAACCCTTGAATCCTGAGCCTCGGAAGCCTATATTAGAAGATCCAAAAGGAGAAGGTGATGACCAGTATAGAAGTCGATCTGGAGAAGATCAGCCTCAAGGAGTTACGGGAACTTCACTCCCAGAACCAACTGGGGCAGACAATGACCGAGCCAAAAAAGCCGAAAAAGCAATCTTTGAAGTCGGAAAAGAAGGCTCAAAGTACGAAAACGGATTAAGCACTGAAGAGGCTGGGCGTACAATCGCCGAGGCTTTAGGCTTTAAGTTCGTTGAGTACAAGACCTTAGAGGAACTAAGAAAGGCACAGCCTCAAATCTTCAGAAGCAACCCGAACAGCATGACCTATGGTCAAGTTAAACTTGATGAGAGGTTGGTCTGGTACTACACGGGCGACAAGAATAAAAACGGTACGGAAAACACTCGTACCTTACTTAAAACTCTTGGCACGGTCTTCCATGAAGTAGGTCATGCTATGGATCTCCGAAATTCACCTACTACATTCGTCCGCAATGATCCTGCCTCATATATCAAAGTCTTAGGTCGAAAGCGGATAAGGCAACGTAATTCAACATTTACCGAAGCCTTGTACGAGATACTTCCAAAGACTAAATATGAGTTGACTGGTATCGGTGCTGAAATACGCGAGTTCCAGAAATCAAGAGTTTCTTCAGGAAGCGAAGCCTTACAATCCTTGGATTACGGAGGAAGGTCAGGGATGGTACGCCCAGACTTGGGAGCACCTCAGCCTGTATTAGATTCTGATGGGGGGCGGGAGCGTTTAAGAGGCTACCTATCCGATCCCGAAGAGTTGGTTGCTGATGCTCTTATGGGCTACCTGATGAACCCTAAACAGTTCCGTCAAAAGTATCCTGAGACTGCTAAGTTCGTCCGTGAAGCAACTAACAAAGACAAAGAACTGCGTAAGATCGTAAAGTTCTACTCAGTCACACCTCTGCTTGCAGTGGGTGCTATTCTGGCTTCGCTAGTTGCTGGTGAAGACGATGAAGAGGACACAGGAGTCCTGTCTGCTCCACGAGGAGCACTTTCCGCATAATAAGGAGACAATATGCTAACCGCATCAACCAACTTGGTCGATCTGTTGACCAAGATACAGAATGTCTGTGCCCACCCTCTGCTGTCTGCCGAGGAGAAACACGACATTCTTACCGAAATGCGTTCTGAGATCCCAGCAGACCGCCTATGCCGTTTCAGCCCCAAGACACTACAGATCGTAAAGGCGAAACTAGAAGAGGCTATCAATGGAAAACCAGCGCAAGCAAAGAGCAAAAGCCCCGCCAAGAACGGGACAAAAGCAACCACAAAAAGCCCCAAAGCGTAACTTCTTCGCTGAACTGAACAAGACCCCCGAAGGTCGTGCTCAGGTTAAAGAGTGGGCAAAGAACCGAAAGAAGAGCACTGGAAGACCGAAAGGTGTTCCCGATGGCTATCGCAAAGAGACGATAGAACCATTACGGGAGCGTGAGCATCAATTCGCTAGAAAGGTAGTAGACATCATGGCTGATAAGATGGGCATCGAAGACGAGTACGCAAAAGAAGCACTCGTAACCGCTGTCGAGATCATGCGTGTCCCAGCCGAGACTAGAGAACGTCTTGCGGCGGCACGTCTGGTACTTGATTTCACCAAACAGAAACCTGCCTCTAAGAATGAACTCAGCATCGCTAAGGCTGAAGCCTTTCTTGAGAGCCTTATAGAAGAAGAGAGCGTAGATCATGCGGAAGGAACTTCAAGCGATCCGCAAGAGGCTTCTTAACGACTTCGAGTTTTATGCGAAGTCTGCATTAAGCATCAGAACTAAAGAAGGAGAGATTGCACCGTTACAACTCAACCCTGCACAGCAAATACTGAATGAAGCCGTAGAGAGACAACTTCAGACAGAGGGTAAGATACGGGTAATCATCCTAAAGGCACGACAACAGGGCTTGTCTACTTATGTGGGTGGATACTTGTATTACTCTGTCAGTCAGCAAAAGGCTCGTAAGGCCATGGTGATCACTCACCACGCTGACTCAACTAGGGCTTTGTTCGATATGACCAAGCGTTATCACGAGCATTGTCCTGATATCTTGAAACCACATACTAAGTATTCAAGCAGACGGGAGTTGTCCTTTGATGTACTCGATTCCTCATATGTTGTCGCCACAGCGGGCGGTGACTCAGTTGGGCGTGGCGAAACGCTCACTCATGTTCATGCGTCAGAACTTGCTTTCTGGCCTAGATCTACCCAAGAGGATATTTGGAATGGCTTGGCTCAAGCAGTACCTAATACTGTACAAACTGCTGTCTTTATCGAAAGTACCGCGAACGGTGTAAGCGGTGTCTTCTACGAACTCTGGAAAGGGGCAGTAGAAGGTACAAACGGTTACACTCCAGTTTTTATACCGTGGTTCACTGATCCACTTTATCGTGAACCCGTTACGGAGACCTTTGAGCGATCCCCTGAAGAACAAGAGTTAGTCGAGAAGTATGACCTTGACGATGAACAACTCATGTTCAGACGGCGTAAGATTGCTCAGAACGGGCACGACCTGTTTAGACAGGAATACCCTTCTTATCCAGAAGAGGCGTTTCTAACGACAGGTCGGCCTGTGTTTAATCCTGATCAACTTCAAGCACGGCTTGAGGATACTCGGGATATTCAAGAACGCCTTGCCCTAGAGGGTGAGGAGTGGGTTCACCATAATCGAGGCGAACTAACAGTTTATAGAACGCACGATGAGGGTGAAAGATATGTCATTGGGGCTGATGTTGCCATGGGTGTACGAAACGGAGACTTCTCCGTGGCGCAGGTACTCGATTCAAAGAAAAGGCAAGTTGCGGTCTGGCGTGGACAAGTTCATCCAGACTACTTTGCGGAGATCCTCTACGAACTCGGGTACTACTACAACGAAGCCCACATAATCGTTGAGAACAATAGTCATGGGATCTTGACCTGTACACGTCTTGGTAAAGATATGGCTTACCCGAACTTCTACACCGAAGTTCAATACGACAAACTGACAGATAAAGAGACTGTTAAGTTAGGCTTCAGCACTACTGCTAGGTCTAAGCCGCTCATCATCGATGAACTTCGAGCCTCTATGCGTGAAGAAGAACTCGAACTTAACGACAAGACAACAATCAGAGAAATGCTGACCTATGTGGTCTCAGAGTCAGGCTCAATGGAAGCCGAGTCTGGCTGTTTTGATGACTGCGTTATGTCACTCGCTCTAGCAAATCATGTCCACGAAGGAGCATGGATGCCAGTAGATATTGACGAAGAACACTATGTAGAGATGGTCTAATGGATGATTACAAAGAACTAGATGACCGTGAGATCCTGAGTATTGTCAACGACAACATTCACCGATCTGTAGGTTACTATGATAGCCAACTGTCACGCGAAAGGCAGAAGGTTACTGAATACTACAACGCATCCCTGCCAAAACCAGCACACGATGGTAACAGCAAGTACGTTAGTCAGGACGTCTACAACGCTGTGGAAAGCCTCAAAGCAGGTCTTCTTGAGACATTCTCTGCTGGACGTAACATCGCGAAGTTTGCCCCAGTAGGTGCAGATGATGTGCTCAAGGCTGAAGTTGCTTCACGGTATATTGACCATGTGTTGTTCAGCCAGAACGACTTCTACAGCATCGCCAGCACCGTCATTCATGATGGTCTTACCAGCCGTGTAGGTATCTGTAAGGTCTACTGGGAAGAGCGTGAAGAGTACGACTATCGTGACTTCGAGGGTATCACCCAAGATCAACTTGATATGCTTCTTGCTGAAGACGGCACTGACCTCGTAGAGAGTGAGACTGAATACGGTATGGTTAGCGGTACAATTAGTGTTGCTAGTGACGCCAGCCAAGTCGTCATGATGTCTGTGCCACCTGAGCAGTTCTTGATTGAACCACAGGCTCGGTCACTGGACGACATTAACTTCTGTGCTCACCGCTGTCCTAAAACACTCTCCGAACTGCGTGAGATGGGCTTCACTGATGAGCAACTAGAGAACATCGGCGATCACGAAGACGTGGAGATGGAAACAGATCCAGAAGTCTTGGCTCGTCACGAAGAGATCGGTCAGGATCGTGGCTTCAATGCTCACGGCTACCAAGATCAAGTTCGTAGCGTACTTGTCTACGAATGTTACATGAACGTAGATATTGATGGCTCTGGTATTGCTCGTCTTCACAAGATTACCAAAGCAGGGAACGCTCTGTTGGACGTAGAGGAAGTAGATCGTGCACCATTCTGCACCTTTGC